AAACCATTGAAAAAAATCTTAATATTTGCTTAAAATCTTAAGATTTCCATGCACGCTGATGTTCCAAGTGAAAAGTGGTTCTAACCCGCATAAATACTGGGATTTAGATATCGTTAATGACGGTTTTTAGAACGTAAAGAAATGTGAAAAACAGGTTCAATTAGTAACAAATTAGTAACACTACTATTTGTTAAAAGGCACCTTTATTTTTTCAATTTCTTTACGCAGATCGTCAACAGTCCGGTGTCCGTAAATGCCATTGGTAATATCTGCTCCAAATGAATGTCCAAGCATTCGTTTACGATCGTTTTCATTTACTTTATATTTTTCACACAATACGGAAAAGGTGTGGCGGCAATCATGAGGGGTGTGCTTTTCTCCGGTTGGTGCAGTGGATATACCAAGGGATTCTAATTTTTCATACATTTGTTTTCTAAACATAGGTGTTGTGCAGCCAAGCATATTTTTTTGTGGGCGGTGAGTAACCATATCATAGATTTGCGAATAAATCGGAACGTCACGATCTTTACCATATCTTGTTTTGATCCCTCCGTGAAAATACTTTTCTTCCAGATTTACATCCAATTTCACAATTTCTGTAATTCGAAAACCGGAGTAGCACATGATCAGGATCATTTCTACAATGGGATTCGTCTTATTATTCCAAAGAATCTGCAGCTCATCATGAGTAAATGGCACTCCGTGCTCGTCATCGTCTGATATAGGGATAAAAAGAGATGCAGAGTAATCTTTATCCACTATGTCATATTTAATTGCGTATGCGTACATCTGATGCATCAGAGACACTATCAATTCCTGCGAGGAATGTTTCAGTGTACAATCATTAAGAATGTCCTGCATATCTTTATATCTGATCTGACCGAATTGCATATTATGAAGAGTGGAAGAGTTCCTAAACGCTGCCTGTGATGAGTACATGGAGGCAGTTTTCTTTCCTTCCTTTAGCTGATTTCGGTATTTCTCTTTATAAAATCCTTCATAGACTTCTTTAAATGTCGGTGTACGATCAATATAAATGCCGGTCTGAATCTTGATTTTACCCTCGTTTTCCAGTTTCCGTGCCGCCAATATCTCATATCCCTCATCCCATGTCTCAACGTAGGCGAGTGCCTGAGGTGTGACAGGTCCGGTTGCTGTGTACTGCGTGACTGGGGGATAGACTCCGTAAGGTTTATAGCGTCCTTTGCCGAGATATTTGATTGATCCAAAGCCATTTGGGAGTTTGGGGTGTTTCTTTCTTCGTGCCATAGTATCATTCCTTTCTATTTTTGGGTATAAAAATAACAGCCAGCAGAGAACGGGTGTTCCGCTTGCGTTTGGCTGCTCCGAAAGGTATAATATGCTTTGTGTAAGATATTGCTTTCCGGAGCAATGTGTTTGCCGCTCTGGTGTTGGTAGCACTGGGGCGGTTTTTATTTATCAAAATTCATATGGCACAAAATAGTTATTCAATCACGTTATAATATGAGTAGTTATTATAACGGAGGTGTGCCAATGATAAATAAACAGTATAATCCGATTAACTGGTCTGACTACGATCCACATAATGAAACATGTATGGATATAAATGATTCTTATTTTACAGCTGAATTGCCGGAGGATGAACGGCAATTATGTATTTTCTAATTACTCATAGAACAATTTACGTATAGTTTGTAACTATCTGGTATAATAGTGTTGTTGTTTACATCTTTTGGAAAGTAAAATTTTAATTCATCAGATGTGCCAATAAATTTTGTATCGGCATAATTAGCATTGTATCCAATAGGAGTATTATTTTTATAAAAAACTATTGCAACGTAAGTAAACTCTGAATGTGGATTTGATTCATTTTTTGCAGTTGTAAGTATATAAGAAGAATATTCTTTTGAAGTCGTGCTTATTGCATTTGCATTTCCAAAACGAAAAGGTTTTGAAACCTTAAAGTCAATTACATAATTTTCGGTTGGCGGTCCAGATAAAAAGAGGGCGCATTCACTGCCATTTTCAAAACGATAATTATGTGTATCCGAATCATCAGAAGAAATACCTATTAATTCGTTAGAAGAATTATAAAAGGAGCACTTGGTTTCTAAACAAATAGGACTATGATAGTTATTTTTTACAATAATAAGAACACCAGATTGGTCATGGTTATTTATGATATAACTATTATATGATAATAGTGATTCTGCGTATTCATAATCCATAAGCACGTCAACAATGCAAGTATCTGTATAATTACCACAAGTGGCAGTTATTTTAACAGTTCCTGGCTTGATTCCATGAACAAGACCAGAACTCGATACGGTTGCAATTGAGTTGTCTGAGCTTTTCCAAGAAATGGTTTTGTTAGTTGCATTTGACGGTGAAATAGTATAATCGATTGAGCTGTAGTCATTCTCTACGACGGAAAGGCAACTATCGATTTTAAATGTGGAAATTGGGACGGTTGAGGCAGAAACGATAACACTACAGGTATACTTTTTCTTATTTATCTTGGCAGTTATTATGCATTTCCCAGCTTTTTTCCCTTTGACAAGTCCTTTTGAATTGACAGTTGCGATGTTTTTATTACTACTTGACCATGTGATTTTTTGCTTAGTACCTTTAAGCTTTAATGTATATGAGCTTCCAACTTTTATTTTAATGGATTTTTTGTTGATAGTTGGTGTTTCTACTGATAGTTTGCATTTTAATGTATTTTTACCCACTTTGGCAGTAATATTACAAACACCTTTTGATTTAGCAACGATTTTACCTTTTGAATTGACATTTGCTACTTTTTTGTTGGAACTAGACCACTTTACTTTGGTTTTGGTTCCAGATACTTTTAATGTTAATGTTTGCCCTTTTATAAGTGTTGCTGTTTTCTTATTTAGTTTTGGTTTGGTTGCGGCTTCAACACTGATGATATCATCGCTAAAAGGCAAGATGCTAGGTACAGAAAATACAAGTAAGAATACAACTAATAATGAGAAACAAATTTTTTTGAAATTTTTCATCACTTAACTCCCTTTCTTATAATCGATTTATATTAATTCCATAACTCCAATATTAGGCTGGAAAAATACAACGTAATTGTCAACCTGTGTGCATACACCGTATTTATTTGTGTAGTATGTTAGGCTGTCATTTAAAAACTCTTCGGTAACTCCAAGATATTCTGCCGTTTCAAATAGGTTTTGACAGTTGTGTAAATATGCATCAATGATACCACGCAAACCGACTTGGTTGTTGTATGCCCAGATTCTACCGCGTAATTCCTGCTTGCGATTCTCAGCACTGGACTGGTCAATGATTTCACCGACAGCAGTGTAGTGATGTCCAAGCTCTTCGGCAAGGACACATGCTTTTTCGGTAGAATTTTTAAGATTTTTACTCAATGCGATCGTATTATTACAATACAGACCGCTGATCCGATCGCTTTTAAAAGAATGATTATCTATAATTTCTATACCATCCTTGCAGGCTTCGTCTTGCAATTCTTCATATGTATTCAATTAAAACACCTCCCGCTCCAGTATATTCTTATAGGTGTCCTGAAATCTGGACAACTACTTTCTTTTGGTTTTTACAAATTCAGCAAATGCTTTTATTTCGTCAAGTTCTTCCTCAGTATACTCGTCACCGTCGAAGTGGGCGGCAATGGTTAATGGTTCTTCATCTGGTTCATCCCAACCCATAAGTTCTCGGGGAGATACTTTTAATGCTTTTGCAAATTCTCGTATTTTTGACTCTGCGAGGTCGACCTCTCCTTTTTCGATTTTGGCAATGGATGATCTGTCTTTATATCCAGTTAATTCTGCCAATGTATCTTGAGACATTTTTAATTCAGTCCTTTTTGATTTTATGTTTTTATATAGCGGTAACATAAGCAGAACTCCTTTCATTAATTAATTTGTATTATCATAATACCACTTTGTGTAAAATAATTCAACAAAATTATTAAAAAGTGTTGACATAAATTCACATCAATGATATAGTGAATTTAGTTCACGGAAAGGAGGCGATAAAGAAGTGGCGAATGTAGAACTGCTCAAAGAGAAAATAAGTAATTCTGGAATGACAGTTACAGCAATAGCTGATAAATCAGGTATATTGCGTGAAACTCTCTATAACAGAATGAAAAGTGGTAATTTTTATGCATCTGAAATTACTGCATTAACAAGGGTATTGCATCTCACCCGGAAAGAACGAGATGAAATTTTTTTGCCTTAATAAGTGAATTAAATTCACAAAAAAGAAAGAAGGGCGATGGGAAGTGACGGAGATAGAAAAGTTATCACAAGTAAAATTCAATAATATGCATCGGGCATATTGCGAAGCAAAAAAGAATGATTGTCCAAATTGTCCTCTTAGAGTGTACTGCTTTATTTCACCGAGAGAACGAACAGACCAACTGATTATAGACGTTATTCAATTTATGTTGGAGGAATTAAATCCGGATGTTGATGTGAATACGTTACCAGATTTTTACACGAGTGTGAAAATGGTTTGCCCGGCAGAAATACATTTTAAAGGGGCAGTAGGATATGAGCAGATCTTTAAAAGTGGAGCAAAATCATAAACCCACCGATGGAAAGCTATTTAATAGTTACTTAAGTAAGGACATTCATCAGTATTATTTTCCATTCCGTTGCACCGGAATTTAGGCGAACTGTCCTTTAATGAACAAGTTGAGTATTTCCAAACGGGTTTTCCGCTTGATAACTCATAGTAATCAGTAATGGTTGTTAGTTGCTTTGCATAGCGGTAGCAAGAAAAAGTATGTTTTTCTGTTTTCATAATCCCCCATTCTCGGTGGGTAAAGATATTTTAACATAAAAAACATACAGATTCCAAGAATAGGAATAGTTAAAGAAGAGAGATAAGAAGAGTGAAAGAAGTAGATGAACTTATTAAAAAACTTGCAATTCATATCAGTGAAATTATTTCATCTGGTAAAGAGCGAGAGGGAGAAGTTTCAGATAAGACAAAGGCTCTCGCAGCGTTGATATCTGTAAGAGCCGAGTTTCCGGTAAACGAAGCAGAAATAAAAAACGATTTGAAGTCTACTGAGGAGTTAGCAGATATCGTCTTAGAGCATCTTCGGAATATTCCAGAATGCCAGAAGAGCATAGAGTTGTCATCGTCTGAGCTATTCCGAGATAAACAGACACCTTAATGGCATTGGTCAAAAGCAATGCTTCATCTTCGGTAATTTGACGATCTAAACCACCAGCTAGCATTTCGAGGATTGGCTGTAAATTGTTCTTGATTAAATTGTCGGAAGTTTTCATTGCGTACTGAATTATTAAGTCATCCATAGTAATAAATCTCCTTTGGGATTGATACTCGGACGCGGCAACGTCCTGTGAGGAGATTGTACCACAGATGGAGAAATAAAGAAATGTAACGAGAAAGGAGAAATATGAGCGAAGCAGAAGAGTTAGAAAAACTGTGTAAGCCGGTAGTCGACTGGTTGAAAAAGAACCATGATCCGCATACCGAGTTACATATAACCGTAGATCACATTGATCTGATGGAGAGTGTGATCGGGATTCCGGTAGAAGGGAAGTGAGGCATTGACAAAAGAAAAAAGCGAAAAATGTCAGCGAGTCAGTGTTGCTGATGCTGCTAAAGAAATCGGATGCCATCCTGAATATCTTAGAAGAAAGATGGCAGCAAAGGACTGGGACTTAGGCAGAGTTGTCACACCGAAGAATAAGGGCGGACAGCATGAATACTTTATTTTCCGGACAAAGTTGGATAAGTTCCTTGGAATAGAAAGAAGGGAAGAGTCGGAAAACAATGAGAAGGTTATCTAAAATCATCATGGCAACCGGCGGGGTTATATCAATGCTTGCCATGTGCTGTCTCGACAGCGACGGAGTGTATATGTACTACGCCGGAGCAGTCTGTATCCTTGGTGGATTTATCGCCGGAGCTGGATACGGGTTGAGAGTTCTGTCGGAGCGCAGAAGAGAGATGCAGATCGAGATGTTTTATTTTCATCAGGCGGACAAGCTGGATGGGGATATAGAACTGATCGATTGCAGTGACAGTATGAAGGAGGCGAGGTAGTGACAAATGCACAATGTTTAAGTGAGGAAGAGAATCCCAAAGTAGAGGATATGGCTGTTGGCATGATTATTGCAAAAGTGGGACTTGATTTCAATATCGAAGTTGATGCTGAAAGCTATGTGCCAATTTATCATCAGATGAAAGGATGGTTACTTAGTGAAAAAAAATAGCACCCTGAAAATTCTTTGGCGAGAGCAGGTGCTATTTCAATCGTGGAAATACCAAGTATTTCTGCGTTTATTGTAACACTGAAATTGAGGTTGTGTCAATGTATGAGAAACAATGCAAACGCTGTGGCTGTTCCATGGATCCGGGCGAAGGTCGTAACGGAGTGTGTGATGACTGCATAACCGGGGAGACAGAACGGCAGAAGCGCGAAAAACAGATTGAGTGGATGGTCCGGGCAACGGATTGGACGCAGATGGAAATGGAGGAATTTATAAGTGTCAAAAATTAAGTTGTGCAGTAAGGATGAGGAAAATCTTATTGAAGAGTTGCAGCATTTGAGTGAGGTTTTAGAAGAAATCGGCGTTGAGGGAGTGGCAGCGATTGTCTGTACATCCAACGGAGATATAAGAAGCAGGTTCTGTCTCAATACTGAGACAGAATTATCCATCATGATTGAGAACGATGGGGACAAAGTGACAAGAGAATACAGATATTAAAGGAGATCAAGCATGAGTAATATTACAAAAATTAAAATCAAAAATCTTTTCGGAATCAGAGAGTATGAGGCAGATGGAAGTTCTTTGGAGCTGTCCGGTAAAAATGGTACAGGCAAGAGTTCTGTGCTGGATGCAATTAAGTACGCGCTTACCAATAAGAGTGATCGCGACTATATCGTACATAAGGGAGAGAACGAGGGCGAGATTATCGTTGAAACGGATACCGGACTTTCCATTGATCGTAAGGTCAGAATAGGAAAGGCACCTTATAAGTCAGTGAAAAGAGATGGTTTAGAGGTAGGAAGTCCAGAAGCGTTTTTAAAGGAATTATTCACACCGTTGCAGTTGAACCCTATCGAGTTTATGAACATGGATAAAAAGCAGCAGAATGCGATTATCCTTGATATGATTGAGTATCCATGGGATATGAACAAAATCAAGGAGTGGTTCGGGGAGATTCCGGCGTGGGTTTCTTACGATCAGAACATTCTTTCTGTGCTGAATGATATTCAGGCAGAGAACGGCGATTATTATCAGAACCGCCGTAATATTGACCGCGATATCAGAAATAAAAAAGCTTTTGTGGAAGAGATCGCAAATGGTATCCCAGTTGGATATGACGTTGAAAAATGGGAACAGGCAAGCGCCGGAGATATTTATCGTCAGATCGAGCGTATGCAGAAAGAAAATCAGACCATCGAGAGAGCAAAACTGTTGAGAGACAGTCGCGATAGTAAGATTAGAAAGTTTGATGCGGATCGTGAGATTGAGATCACAGCACTGGATCGTGAAATTGCTAACCGTGCAAACCAGATTGATAAATCCATTGCATCTTTAAATGAACAGATTAGAGCTTATGAGACGGAAAAAGAACAGCTTGCATCTAAGAAATCAGATAAGTTGGAAGTCATCGAACAGACTTACAAAGCGAATGTGGCACGTTTTGATGCAGAGATCGCCGAGTATGCAGAATATGCAGACAAGCAGCCACAGGATGTGACAGCATTGCAGGAGCAGGCACAGGAGATTGAAAAAATGCAGTCTCATATCAATGAATATAAAAGAATGCTCCGTCTGCAGAGCGAAATCGAGGAAATGCAGGCACAGTCACAGGAGCTTACAGATAAGATTGAAAAAGCGAGAACGCTTCCGGGGGAAATCCTTACGAACTGTACGATTCCGATCGCTGGTCTGACGGTAGAAAATGGAACGCCATTGATTAACGGTCTGCCGGTATCGAACCTGTCAGAGGGAGAAAAACTGGATCTCTGCATTGATGTGGCAATTCAGAACCCGAACGGTTTAAATATCATCCTGATCGATGGAGTGGAGAAACTTGCAACAGATCTGCGTGAAAAACTGTATCAGAAATGCAAAAACAAAGGGTTGCAGTTTATTGCGACCAGAACAACAGATGATGACACAATGACGGTAGTTACATTATAGGAGGTATGGCATGGATAATATGGTATCAGTAGGGCAGCAGACGGCAGTTGCACCTAAGACATCACAGACAGAAATGATGGTAAACAGACAGACACAGGAAGTTCAGGGCGCCATCTTTATGGCTAAGAAGTTTCCCAGAGATGAATATGAAGCAATAGAAAAGATAAGAAGGAGTTGTCAGAGAGCCACGTTAGCAGAACAGGCAATTTATTCATATCCAAGAGGCGGACAGAACGTCAGCGGACCATCGGTCCGTCTGGCGGAGTCATTAGCTCAGAACTGGGGAAATATCGACTATGGAATTATCGAGTTAGAGCAGAAAGACGGAAAATCAGAAATGATGGCATATGCGTGGGATTTAGAGACAAATACCCGTGTGACAAAGATTTTCGGTGTTGAGCATAAAAGAGATACAAGAAATGGATCGTATGCGCTTACTGACAGCAGGGATATTTATGAGGCTACCGCAAACTTCGGTGCAAGAAGAATGAGAGCCTGCATACTTGGAGTTATTCCGGGAGACGTTGTAGACATGGCTGTTAATGAATGTAAAGAAACACAGAAAAAAAGCTATGGAGAACTTCCGAGTCAGGAGAAGATTAACAAGATTGAAAAGCTGTTTAAAAAAGATTTTGGAGTTACAAAAGAACAGATTGAAAAATATGCAGGACGGAACATGGGAGATTTTGGTGCTGACGAGTGTACCGACTTATGGGGAGTATACACAGCTTTGAAAAACGGACAGGCAAAGACAGAAGATTATTTCCCTATTGAAAAAGATGTGCCGGATCCATTCGCAGATTCCAGACAGGCACAAATCGCAAAAGAAGCATCGGAGGTATTTGATAATGTTATTAACGAGTGAGAATTATTACAGCCGTGAGGCAAATGAAGAGTATTTATCTGTCAGCCAGTATAAAGATTTTATGGGTACATACGGTAAGCCCGGCTGTGAAGAATATGCCCTTTCAAAGTTAAATGGTACATGGGTGGAGGCTATGGAAGATTCCACAGCATTGATGGTCGGTTCTTATGTAGATGCACATTTTGAGGGAACGCTTGATTTATTCAAAGCGCAGCATCCATGCATGTTTAAAAAGGATGGAAATCTGAAAGCCGAGTATGTAAAGGCAAATGAGATGATTAACCGATGTGAAAGGGATGCACTGTTTATGCAGTACATGAGTGGTGAAAAACAGGTCATCATGACAGCGGATATGTTTGGTGCAAAGTGGAAAATCAAAATTGACAGTTACCATCCAGGCAAATGCATTGTGGATCTGAAAACCTGTCAGAGTATTACCAAGGAATTTTATCATCCAGATACAGGACACCTTAATTTCCTTGCAGAATGGGGTTATTACATTCAGGGCGCAGTTTATCAGAAAGTTGTTGAAATCAATACAGGGAAGAAACTTCCATTTTTTATTGCAGCAGTCTCAAAAGAAAAAGAGGCTGATATACAGGTGATCGCTGTGGAACAGAGCCTGCTTGATGAAGCACTTACAGAGGTTGAGCACAACGTATCAACAATCCTTATGCTGAAAAGTGGAGCAGTAGAGCCGATGCGTTGTGAACATTGTGATTACTGCAAGCATACGAAAGTATTGGATAGGCCTATCTGGTCAAGCGAATTGATCGGGGAGGTGTAGATGAAAGATTCTATTGTTGTTGATATGAAATATGCCGGGTATGACATGATCGACGGCACGCCGAACGTGCACAGGCATCATATCTTTGAGGGGACAGCGAACCGCCGGTTATCGGACGAAGATGGTTTGTGGGTGCCGTTATCCTATGAGCATCATGAGGGGAACATGAGCGTGCACCGTAATAAGGAAATGAGTGTGTTGATGCACATCATCGGTCAGCTTGCGTGGGAAAAGCACTATATCGTAGAACATGAGGATGTGAACGAGGATGATGCCAGGGACACATTTCGGAAGAGATATGGAAAAAGTTATTTGTAGGGTTGAAACACCTTAAGAAACAGTTCATGCAGAATAATATATCGCAGTATTATTGAGAGCCATGATCTCCGGTGCCGATGGGTGCCGGAGGGAAAGGAGAAGATATTGAATCAGTTAGAGATTTTTAAGAATAGAGAGTTTGGAGAGATCCGAACAGTAACGGTAGATGGAGAACCGTGGTTTGTTGCGAAAGACATTGCGGAAATTTTGCAATATACAAATACACAAAAAGCCATCAGAGATCATGTTGACGAAGAGGATAAGCTGACCGAACGAATCGTTCTGTCAGGTCAAAACCGGGAAGTTATTTGTATTAATGAATCGGGACTTTACAGTTTGATTCTTTCAAGCAAAATGCCAGGAGCAAAGCGTTTCAAACGTTGGGTGACATCGGAAGTGCTGCCACAGATCAGAAGAACCGGCACCTATCAAAAACCGCTGACACCACAGGAAATGATGCGTGTACAGCTTGGTATGATCGATGGACATGAAGAGAGAATCACACATCTTGAAAATACTATGACCATTGATTATGAACAGCAGCAGGAATTAAAGAAAACTGTAAATAAAAGAGTGATTGAGGTTCTTGGTGGTAAAAAAGCACTGGCGTATAAGGAAATGAGCAAAAAGGTGTTTTCTGAGTGTAATCATGATATTCAGGATTATTTCAGAGTCAATTCCAGAAACAATATTCCAACCAAGAGATACCAGGAAGCTGTTGAATATGTCGAAGGATGGAATCCAAGTAATAATACAATCCTTGAAATAAGAAGCTGTAATGTGGGAATGGGTGGTGTCAATGGAGTATAAATTTACGATTCCCGGACGGTTGGATGGCCTGAATGATTACACAGCCGCCAACCGGACGAATCCCCGCAAGGGCGGACGGATGAAAAAGAAAAGCGAGGATTCTATCATCTGGTATATAAGGCAGCAACTTCCCGGTGTACATATTACGGATCCGGTTCTGATCTACTATCAGTTTTATGAAAAAGACCGTCGCAGGGATAATGATAACATTTTGTCCTGCGCCGCCAAGTTCGTGCAGGACAGCTTGAAAAAAGCATGGGTAATCAAAGATGATGGTCAGAAATATATACCGCATTTTTACTTTGATACGGACGTGGATAAGGACAATCCAAGAATTGAAGTGACCATTACGGAACTTACACAGGCGCAGGCAAAAATGCCATTGAGAGAGCTTCTTAAGGACTTGGAAGCGGGGTGATGTCTTGACGGATGAAAAGAGCAGCTTTGTCCTGTATGCGGAGTATCTGGAACATATAAAACTGCTTACGATGGAACAGCGCGGAGCACTCCTGACGGCAGTATTGTGTTACGCGTCAGGAGATGAACTGCCGGAAATGGACGGCATGACCAATATGGCATTCAGCTTTATCAAATCAAGGATAGATCGTGATACTGCCGCATATTTAGAGAAGATTGAGAAACGTCGGGAAGCCGGAAAACTTGGCGGCAGACCAAAAACAAAAGATATTTCACAAAAACAAGAGAAAGCAAAAAAAGCAAATGGTTTTTCTGAAAAGCAAAATAACCCTGTTACTGATAATGTTAATGTTACTGTAAATGTTAATGATAATAATAAAAATACTTTGGCGGATGCCAAAGCGTTGTTCGAACGTCTGTGGAAAGCATATCCGAACAAAAAAGGCAAAGGACAGGTATCGGATACCCAAAAGAAACGGCTACTTGCAATCGGGGAAGATAGGCTTGTTAAAGCGATTGACCGCTACAGTCTTGAATTGCAGAAGGACGCCGACTGGAGGAAAGCGCAGTATGGGAGCACATTTTTTAACAGTGGCTATGTAGATTATCTGGATGAGAACTATGTGCCTGGCAAAGCAACAGAGCATAAGGGCAAAAGCAATGCTTTTAGTAATATTAATCATCGTCAGTATGACTATGACGAATTAGAAAAACAGGTGCTAAATTCACAACCGGGAGGTGGTTGAAGTGAATATGACGGAGGGAGAAATTTGCAGGCAGTACCGCAGCGCAAAGGACAGAGCAAGCCAGCTGCAGATTTTAGCAGATTTAAATTGTGTGCCGCGATTGGAGATCATCAAGATCCTGATGCATAACGGCGAACAGGTGAGATTGCCACTTGCGGCAAAAGGTAAGAAAAGAACAACGGAGCTGACGGACGAAGAGTACACGGCGGCACTGTTTAGACGGTTGGATGTACTTGATCGGGAAATTTCCAAGAGGGAAAGAGAATATCGGGAGATCGTGGCCGTGATGAAAGGAGCAGGGAGATATAAATGTGGAAAGAAGGTAAGAAACGCCGCACAATTATCGGAAAAATGAATAATAACTTGTCAATGCCGACAAAGCACCCGGACCAGGATGCGTTGAAAAGATTCAGAGAAGTGCCGTATCAGTTGCGGTACGGGAAGGAGAAGAAAGATGCTGAATAGAGAGAAATATGCAAAAGAGATCGCAGAAATTGCGTGCAATGGAAAACATATAGCCATTGTTGCAGGAAAACCGATGCTTTGTTGTGAAGCATCTTGTGATACATGCGATATCGAATATGACTGCACAAGAGGACTTAAGGAATGGGCGAACAGCGAATATGTCGAACCACAGGTTGATTGGAGTAGAGTTCCAGTTGATACACCGATTCTTGTGAGAGATAGTGAATCTAGTGAATGGAAACGGAGATATTTTGCAAAATACAAAAATAACATGGTGTATGCATGGGAAGCGGGAGCAACATCATGGAGTGCTGGTAGCCCTGCACATATGACCGATTGGAAATATGCCAAACTTGCAGAAAGTGAGGATCAGAATGGAAATGAGTGGAATTAAAAGCCGGATAGCTGAATCATTAACAGAAGCCTGCGGATATTCGCCGCTGACGAAAGTGATTTCAGAGGAAGAGGTAAACAGGATTCTGGCAGAGGAAGAAAAGACTGGTGGGTGGATTCCGGTAACAGAGAGACTGCCGGAGGATGATAAATATATCATGATTTCATTTAAAAATTTTACATTGCCGGACATTGGCAGATATGAAGCTGATAAGGACGGAAACGGTGCATTTTATCCGGGGGACGATGAGAAAAGTTATGTGGAATACGATTTGTTCGTGAATGCTTGGATGCCACTGCCGGAGCCGTACAGGGAAAGCGAGGAAAGTCATGATTGAGTGTATAAGAACTGCGGCACGGGATAGCAAAACGGAACGCATTAAAGTTTCCTGCTTAGATATTATCGTAACAATGATAGGAAAAAAGCCATATTACGAAATCAAGTACAAGGAAATCGGAGAGGACTATTATCATGTTGGCTACAGTTCCTATAAGCTAGAAAATGTTTTAGCTTGGAAGGATGAGTGCTTTGAGATTGTGAAAGAATGCAGACCGCAGACCAATGCAGACCGGATCCGGAGCATGACGGATGAAGAACTTTTAGATTTCCTTTGCTCAATCGAAACATATGAGCAGGGGAGCGTAAAGACCATTGAGGGCGGTGTAGCAATGTGTTCTGTTACAGAGGTGGAACAATGGCTTAAGGCAGAAAGTGAGGGATAGCATGGAGAGATTAACAATACGTTCAAAAAACAGTGATATGGTTTGGTTTAAGGATGCAGAGAATGGTAATGCACACCTTGAACCATGTGAAATGACTGCACATCATAACAGAATGGCACTTGATAAGCTTGCCACTTATGAGGATGCCGAGGAACAGGGAAGAATGATTATTTTCCCATGCAACAAAGGAGACAAGCTCTACGAGTTTTATCGTGAATGTGTAGAGGACAGATTAGGAGCCGGGGAGACACCGGAAGACATCATTGATGTGAGAAAAGTGTATGGTTTTGAATATGAGGATGATGTGTTGTATATCCGAGCTTCTTATCATTCAAACCATTCAGAACTCTGGGGCGGATATGGTGAAGATACGCCAGAGTTTCCGGTAAGTGAGATAGGTAAAACTGTTTTTCTTACATACGAGGAAGCCGAAGCCAAGTTGAAAGAAATGGAGGGGGAAAGCGATGTATTGTGATGGAAGATGTCAGTATTTGAATGAACGTAAACATAAATGTGAGTTGACCGGAGAAAAATTGACTTACATGAAGCAGACCGGAAGTATTTCTTTCTCCGTGCATGAACATAGAGGATTTTGCAAAGGAAAAAAGGTGGAACGTGATGGAGAATAGATATTTATGCCGTGGAAAGCGGATTGATAATGGCGAATGGGCGGAAGGGTATCTAATTGTAGACGAGAAGGACTACTCTAAATATTTTATCGGTTATGTACTTGGAACGAATGAAGATGGTACTCCTCACGATTTGGATGCCGCGCAGGTGAACCCATCTACAATCTGCCAGTGCACCGCAATGCCTGATAAGAACAACAAACTGATCTTCGAGAATGACATTGCCATAAAGCATAATGATGATGATAAAGAGCCATATCTGATTAGATGGAGTGAGAATTACGCAGCATGGGAACTGGCACAATGCGGATGTGCTATGTACGGATTTTTCGATGTTGATTTCGGCGAAATAGAGGTAATCGGTAATGCGATTGATAATCCGGAGCTGTTGGAGGTGTAAACATGACGGAGAATGAAGCAATTGAAGAATTAAAATATGATTGTAACGAACTTGGAAAAGCGATTCCGTGTGATACATCATGGGGAAAATCATTTGAAAATGCTTATGCAATGGCAATCAATGCACTTGAAGAAATTGAACAGTACCGCACGATCGGAACAGTGGAAGAATGCCAGAAAGCGATGACTGTAAGAAGAGAGGTACAGGAGATCGTTGATCAACAGCTTATTGCTGGGGAAAACAGTTACGAAGAGATATATGCTTGCTTTTGGGAAATAGTAAAAGTAGTTCAGGCGAATTATTAGACAGGAGGAAAACGATGAGATTGATTGATGCTGATGCACTAAAGAAAGATTTAAAATCGGTTACTTTAAGCAATGGAACTTTAGTAAACACAAATGCAGTATTGTATTTACTAGAAGAATATCCGACGGCTTATGATGTAGACAAGGTTGTGGAACAGTTGGAAGAATGGACTTTTAACGCAGATGTGAACATTGGTGACGGAACGATGATGAATCATAACTTGATAGTAAGCAAAAATGCAATCAAGATCGTGGAAGGCGGTGGAGTAGATGGCAATTAAACCGATTTTATTCAATGCAGAAATGGTTCGGGCGATTCTGGACGGGAGAAAGAGTTGCACAAGACGGCTGGTAAAACCCCAACCAGATGAAAAGCATACATACCCGCTCGGTTTTGTTACCGACAGTACAGAAAAGAAAGAGGTAGGATGCTTTGGATTTGGCATTGGTGAATACGGCGGTTCTATTCAATACGCAAAGCCGCAGTATCACACAGATGATGTTCTGTATATTCGCGAGACATGGACGGAGGAATGTGGAAAATATTATTATCGTGCGGACTATGACAGCGATTATTTAGACCCATGTGAAACCTTATCTGGTGGTTATCCGGCAAGTTGCAGAAATCATCCGGGATGTGATGGATGTATGGCAACTTCAACGAGAATACACTGGCACCCATCAATCCACATGCCGAAAGAAGCGGCGCGGATCTGGCTTCGCGTTACGGACGTGAGAGTTGAGCGGTTGCAGGAAATAACCGCAGAGAGTGCTTTAACTGAGGGAGCAGATAAGTACATTCATGCAAATGGAACATTAAATGAAGACCAAACAATCACATCGTTTATAGGAATTTGGAACAGCACCATCAAGGAATCTGACCTTGACCGCTACGGTTGGGATGCGAATCCTTACGTTTGGGTGATATCGTTTGAGCGGTGCGCGAAGCCGGTGGAATCCCCATATGCTTGGAATGATGCAATACATAAGTTGACGAAAGGAGTGTGACGGATGGCTAAAGCAGTATGGGTTATGGATATGCCGGGATCGTGTAGCAAGTGTAAATTCCTGTATGAGTTTCAATGCATCAAAAAATGTCAGCTTATGAATGTACTCAATAATGGTGCTTCGAAATTATCGCAAAGCACATTCACCGAGAAACGGCATGATTGGTGTCCCCTCCGGGAGTTGCCGGAGAAGATACCAGAGTTGAAATCTGGTTATGAAGATCTCAGCACATCAATACGTCGGGTGGGTTGGAATGCCTGCTTAGATGAAATTTTGAAAGAATCTCAAAATGAAGGAGGGGCCAGCAAGACGAATCCCACTGGCTAGTTATGAAAAAGAATCTATATAAAAAGGTTATTTCCTTTTGACAGTTATTAATATAGCTATGCTACGTGAAAAAGGTATGACACAAATTTGAAAAAAGTGTAAAAGAAGATTGATGTACGGTTAGGTTGAGAAAAACCGACGGAAATGAGGTGAATATATGAAATACTTTATAATTAATAATCTTTGTACAATCATCACTGCGTTAGTTGTAAATAAAATTGTAGCTATCTACTATATGAAAATAATAGATAGCTATGTAAATGATATCGTTGCAATGCTTAAAGAGTTAATCAGGACAACATATATCGAGAAATGAAACACCTAAAGGAGTTGGTTTTATTAAACGTTTTTGTAATTGAAATGTACAATCTGGATATTGATTTTGAATTTGTAGCATTTCATCACATTGCTCATATTTAAAATAAGCAGCGTCATCATATATGGAGAGCGATGAAGGAATTTCAACTAGCCCTTGTTTAGATAGAAAACTGATGGAAAGAGATTGGCGTTCATATATAGTACATTCTGAGTTTTCTAAAAATATATTTTGCAACACCACGGCATACAAAGATGGGCTATCAGATGTTCTAACAATATTGCAAATTGGTAACTGATAATTATCAAATATTAGTTTTAAGTTTTGAGCATCTAGTGGTGTCATGGTTTTTAATATATCCGAAAAAGAAGGGTGAACAATATCCTGTTTTTCAATATCAAGCGATGATGAAATTAAATTTGCAAACATTTCACGTAGACTTGGTTCTTCAACACAGTATTTTGCATTTTCTAATGCAGGCATTACTATTTGGGTATTTGCTTCGACACGATTTTCTTTTGGAATAGAAGTGATTTTTGAACTTAAGGATTGCTTAAATTCTTCTAAGTCTTTGGCATATTTTAATTTACGTTTTTCGGCTAATTGTGAAATACCGCCAAAGACTAAAAACCAACAATCAGATAATGTTTGACCGACATTTTTGGAAGGCAAATCTGTAAGATTTTTTAATGCATTATCAACTGATTCTGGCAAATCAGCATTTAAAACGCTGAAGTTATTAGTTGTATCCTTAGACATAAAAATTCCTCCTTATGTGTAAATTAAAATCATTATACATCAAAGAGGTAAAAACTACAATAATATGAAAGGAGCCGGAACCTATCCGGATAAAAGGCGCGCCGGGTTCCTTTAAAAAAATGATACATGGAGAATTGATAGTTGACAATTTTGCCGGTGGGGGCGGTGCTTCCACTGGTATAGAAATGGCAACCGGATACAGTGTTGATATTGCAATCAATCATGATCCGGAAGCTATAAAGATGCATAAGGCTAATCATCCGAACACGAAGCATTATTGCGAAAATGTTTGGTCTGTTGATCCAGTAAAGGCATGCAATGGGCATCCGGTTGGACTTGCCTGGTTCTCACCGGACTGTAAGCATTTCAGTAAAGCAAAAGGTGGAAAGCCAAAGGATAAAAATATCAGAGGTCTTGCATGGGTAGCTTGCAGGTGGGCGGGACTTGTCCGACCGAGAGTCATCATGCTTGAAAATGTGGAAGAGTTCAAAACATGGGGACCATTGAACAGAGGGCACCATCCGATCAAGGCAAAGCAGGGAAAAACATTTGAAAAATTTGTACAGCAGCTTAATGATCTGGGGTACACTGTAGAATTTAAAGAACTGATTGCTGCCGATTATGGCGCACCGACCATGCGAAAGAGATTCTTCCTGATTGCAAGGTGTGATGGCAAGCCGATTGTATGGCCGGAGCCGACACACGGACCGGCGGACAGCGAAGCTGTAAAGGTGGGATTGCTGAAACCTTATGTCGGAGCATACACACAGATTGATTTCAGCCGACCATGTCCAAGTATCTTTGATACTTCAGAAGAAATCAAAGAAAAATACGGAATCCGGGCAGTAAGACCACTGGCACAAAAGACGATGGACAGAATAGCCAGAGGATTTAAAAAATTCATCCTTGATAATCCGGAACCGTTTATTATCCAGTGCAACCACGGCGGTGAACGTAGACCAAACGATATTCGGGAGCCGATGCCGACCATAACCGGGAAGCATGGATACGGGATTGTGGAGCCGGTGCTTGCGCCATATATGGGAACAAATACGACAAATCATCCAGGTGGAAATTGCAAAGATCCGATACATACGATCACTACAGGAAACCAGCAGTGTTTGATTAGCCCTACATTGATCCAGTATCATTCCGAGACAGCACAGGGAGAAGTCCGGGGGCAGACGATTAAAGATCCGAACATGACCGTGGATGGTTCGAACAGGTACGGACTGGTTACATCATTCTTGAGCAAATTTTATAAGAGCGGCACAGGGCAGGATCTGCGCGAGCCGTTACATACTATCACAACATCACCGGGGCACTTCGGGGAAGTCAGAGCTTTTCTTGTGAAATATTATGGACAGGGAACGGGTCAAGACATCAAGGAACCTTTGGACACAATCACATCCAGAGACAGATTTGGACTGGTGACAATCAAGGGCGTGGATTATCAGATCGTGGATATCGGACTGCGGATGCTAGAGCCAAGGGAGTTATATGGATGTCAAGGATTCCCGGATGATTACATAATCGACCATGATTACACCGGCAAGACATATCCGAGAAGTGAACAGGTGCGAAGATGCGGCAATGCAGTGTGTCCGCCAATCCCCGCGGCGTTGGTCAAAGCGAATCTTTCGGAACTGTGCGTAGCGGAACGTATGCCAAATATGCAGATAGAAGCAGAGCAGACCGGACAGCTCCGGTTTGCGTAAACCTTAAATTTTGTGGAGGTGCTGCCATGATACAGACAGCAGAAGATGAGGAAAAACAATGAATGAAATGAAAATCAGAATATCATTATACTTTGAAATTAAGGATTCAGAAATGTTTGGCGGAGAGGGTTCCGTTGGATATACAGAGCAGAATATAGGTTTTACAGTCACAGAAGAAAAGCCAAGGATTTTTGAAGAAAGTGCATACGACTATGTGAAAAGAGCCATTGCAAACATGGCGAAAAGTTTAGGCGTGAGTGAGGAATGCATCAGGACCATCAGCAAAGAGGAATATGAGGAAAATACGGAGGACTAATGCAGTGCGAAAGAAACTTATAACAGCCATCATAACAGCAACACTTCTGATTGCCGGATGCAGTGATACAGCAAATGTCAGTGCGGGACAGGAAAACACAATGGTACTGGTGGGAAGTGGACAAGAATATCTTATTTATGCAGATAATGACACAGGAGTGATGTATTTATATATCACAATAAGTACGGGCGGCGGTCTTACCGTTATGCTCAATGCTGATGGTACACCGAAGATCTGGCAGGGAGAAGAATAGGAAAAGAAAGTTTTAGGGGGGGAATGTGCGTGGATGAAAAAGAAATATACGAGATCTGCATGAACGTGGACAGCATCATAGCTGATAAACTGACAGAATCAATCATTATTGGGACCAGTTACGACATGCTTGAAGCACACTACGGCATTCTCCCAATCAGCAGGAGGAGTTTTTACAGGAGAAAAGGCACAGCGCAGAGACTTATGCGGCAGAGAATGGCGCATTTGGTGGAAGAAAAGAACGGGCAGTATATGATTGTATGGGGAAGAGAGGAATAACAGCCTCTCTTTTATTATGCCCTAAAGTTGGCACAAATCCATGCTTGACCTGTCTTATAATTATGATATGAGGAAAGGACTATGCCATGTATAAAACACAGAGAAATTACGAAAATGCACAGAGGATGTTATTTGATGGAGTTGGTCAGTATGACATACCGGAGTTAGAGCCTGTACAATTTGATAATGCAGAATTTATCGGATTCAATTATGCGAGGAACGCAAAAGAACCGGAGAATAAGGCAGTACATTTCTTCCTGGATGATTACCAGTTTACCAGAGTATGGACAGACCCGGATAAGTACACGGCAATGTTGCAACGGTTTAAGTATGTGCTGACACCGGATTTCAGTCTGTATACGGATTTTCCAAAGTCGTTACAGATCTATAACCATTACCGTAAGCACTGGCTCGGCGCGTACTGGCAGATGCATGGAATCAATGTTATTCCTACGATTTGCTGGAGCGATCGGAAGTCGTTTGAATGGTGCTTTGATGGAGAACCTACACATGGTGTTGTTGCAGTTTCTTCTGTAGGAACACAGAACAGTGAGGAAGGGAAACAGCGGTTTTTAGATGGTTATTTTGATATGGTGGAGAGATTGCAGCCGGCACAGATTATTTTTTGTGGCAAAGTCCCGGATGAGTGTAAGGGAAATATTGTACATATCAAGCAGTTTAGTGAGAAGTGGCATGAGGCGGAGGTGGCGCAGTGGTAGAGAATTTGCAGTTCTTTGGTGGCAGAGGAGCCAGTAGTGGATTAAGCGATAAAGGTAAGAAGTATGGCAGTGAATATAAAACACTATATCAGACTGGAAATATAAAATTTGTTAGTTATAATAATGGATCAGCTACAGCACCAATGGAAACCATGACAGATGGGCGAGTGTATGCAGTTGTAAATACCAAGAATGAAATAAAAAGTATCTCATATTACGATAAAAACAAGAAGCGGTATAAGCAAATTGATACAGGGCATTTACACAATGTGAACGGAAAAAAGATTGATCTGCATACACATAAGGGATATATACATGACGAAAAGGGAACGTATGAGGTAAGTCCAAAAGAAAGAAAAATGATTGAAAGAGTGCAGAGGGCATGGTATTATCATATTAACAGGTAGTAGTTTAGGAAGGAGAACACACAGCAATGTGAGGCTCCGGTGGTCAATCCGGGCACCTGTAAAAAGATACCATGTCCTTGATGGATGCGGTATCTTTTTTATTGCCATGAAAGGAGATGATCGGTTGGCAGCAAAGAAAAATCCATTAGCTGATAAAGCATATGAACTGTATAAGGACGGCATGAAGCTGGTGGACATTGCTGACCAGCTTGGGAAACCGGAAGGAACAATCCGCAGATGGAAAAATACATATGACTGGGATAACGAACGTTCGGATTGCAAAGCGAACGAAAGCGAACGTCCAAAACGAACGAAAGATAAGAAAAACGGGAAGAAGCTGACACCAAAGCAGGAAGCATTTGCTGCTGAATATATTAAGAACGGCGGAAATGCTACACAAGCAGCAAAGGATGCAGGATATGCAGAAGCACGAGCAGCTATCACAGGATGCGAGAATGTAAGGAAAAGTAATATTTCGGAAAGTATCGCCGAGCAGATGGAGCGTATCGAGAAAGAACAGCACCGTGACATTATGAGTCTTGCAGAAATACAGGAACGCAGAAGCATGATAGCAAAAGGTATGTTGAGGGATGGAGAGGGATATACACCGGAGTTCAAGGATCAACTTAAGGCAATGGATGGACTGGAAAAAGCACTGACAATAGCAGAAAAGCAGAGAATTGAACGGGAGGAGAAAGAAAAGCGGGAGAAAGCACCTCTGTGGACGATACCAATCACAGACATTACTTCCGATTTTGTGGAAATCTACCGAACAGTGCATGAAGCATTTGCCGGGGAGATAGATGTGCATGAGATTGTATCTAAGGGCGGTCGTGGTTCTATCAAGTCCAACTTCTGGGGAGACCTGGCATACGAGACCATCCGGCAAGATCCACAGGCACATATTGTATATACCAGACGATACAAGGTTGACTTGCGTGGATCTGTTTATAACCAGTTCATGAAGACTGTGATCCGGTACAATGATCTGGATAACTGGGATTTCAAACAGTCTCCTATGTGCGCGGTGTATAAGCCGACCGGACAGACGGTTATGTTCGTGGGAGCGGATAAGCCTATCAGTTTAAAATCGTTTAATGTTCCATTTGGATATGTAAAAATGCTGATCCATGAAGAATGTGACGAAATGGCAGGCGTGGAGCAGATGGATAATATCGAAGATACATTTCTCAGATCTGATACGCCAGCGTTGGATATCAAGATATTCAACCCACCGAAGAGTAAGAACAACTTCATGAACCAGTACGTGGAAGAGTGCCGGAATAAACCGCAGACCAGGATTTGCCACAGCTATTATTACAATGTGCCGGTGAAGTGGCTTGGTAAACGATTCTTTGAGCGTGCGGAGTGGTTCAAGGTACATAAGCCACTATATTACCGCAATAACTATATGGGCGAAGTAACCGGTACTGGTGGTGGCATCTTCGACAATGTAGAAGAGCGGACCATCACGGACGCAGAGATAGAGAATCTGCCATTTCTCTATTATGGCCTGGACTTTGGTTTTGAGCACCCGCAAACATTCGAGGTTGCCTACTATGACGAGGACACAGATACATTGTATTGCGTGTCGGAGGTATTTGCCAAGCGGTGCAAGAACAGCGCATTTGCCCGAAAGATTAAGGAATACATTACAGAAGAGATCATATGTGACTCGGCGCGCCCGGATGCCATTGCAGAGCTGCAGGATTGGGGATTTAATGCGATCGGTGCCAAAAAGCGTTGGGGTTCCGGCAAGGGAAGGGATTATTGCTGGGAATGGCTGCAGCAGACCACAAAGATTGTGGTTGATCCGGAACGATGTCCGCACCTTGCGCATGAGCTTACAACCTTGGAGCATGAGCAGTTGGCAGACGGTAGCTTTTCGGATGCTTATCCAAAACTGGACGAGGACTGCGTAATGGCTTTGATATATGGTCTGAACCGTGTGATTATGGAAAGCAGACGCAATAATGGACTGTATGATGACGAGATAGACGAAGATGAGGAGGAAGAGGACGATGGAGAATATGAAGATTAATGTTCTCGGAACAGAATACAAAATTGAGACACACAAAGTATCAGAGGATAAGTATCTGGAAGAAAATAGCTTAGCCGGTTATTGTGGCGAAGAGAGCAAATTGATTGTTGTTGCGGATATGTCAGAAGAAAAATACTTTGACCTGAGTGAAGAAGAACAGAAGTCATACAGGAAAAAGACGTTGCGCCATGAAATTGTGCATGCATTTTTGAACGAGAGTGGATTATCAGATTCTTCAAACCAGTATAATGGCGGTTGGGCAAAAAATGAGGAAATGGTTGATTGGCTTGCTATTCAGTGGCACAAGATAGATGAAGTATATAAACAGCTTGGCATTTAAGGCGGTGACATATGAACATATTCACACGAGTAAAGGAGTTTATCATGAATTTATTCAAAATAAGTGCAGAGAAAGAATTTAATGTTGATATTATTTCTTCTGATCTGATGGAGATGGCACAGATCGAGTGGCAGAACATCATTAAGGGCAGACCGTACTGGATGAGCAAGAACGTGCGCACAATCAATTTTGCAAAGTTCCTCTGCTATTACACCAGCAAAAAGACCTGTCTGGATCTCAATGTGACAATCAGCGGTAGTGACAGGGCGGATTATATCAATCAGTGCATTGGTGCAATGATCCAGAAGTCCATCCGGGATAAGGTAGAGGATGCCTGTGGCGCGGGCGGCATTATTTTTAAGCCGAGCGGTACATATAATCCGGCGGGAGCAATCGACTATGTAATGCCAGGCAGCTTTGCAGTGACAGAGAAGAACAGCAACGGGGATATCCTTGGGGTTATATTTATTGACCGGCAGATTAAGGGAGATGATTACTATACTAGATTGGAGTATCAGCACTTTACATCTTCGATCTCTGACGATGGAGAAGGAGTTGGAAGAACATACACCATTGAGAATAAGGCTTTCAGATCAAAGGGCAGCGACAGTCTGGGGCGCAGCATTGCACTGGCAGATGTACCGGAGTGGAAGAATATTCCGGAATCAGTCACAATCTCCAATGTGGAAAAGCCATTGTTTGGGTATTTCAAGATGCCGTATAACAACACCATTGACTATACATCACCGGAGGGTGTGGCAGTATTTGCGAATTGTATCGAGGAACTGCGCAATCTGGATGTAGCTTGGAGTAGAAAAGATGATGAAGTCGATGATTCGCAGCATATTACATTTATTGATGAAAGTGCATTGATGAAACGTGATAAGAATACTGGCGATAAAGAAAGACTTGAACTTCCAAGATTTGTAAAGGGATTGAGGATGGGGGTTGAAGCTTCTAATACGGTTAATGAACATGTACCAACACTGTTGACAGAACAGAGAGTTGCAGATATTAATTCCATTTTATCTATGATATCAACCAAGGCAGGATTCTCACAGGGGCAGTTTGTTCTTGATCGCAAGACAGGGATCACCACAGCAACGGAGATTGAAAGTGACGACAGCGAGACCGTGGAGACCATCACAGATATGAGGAATGCACTGAAATCTGCGATCAAGGATCTGGTATATGCACTGGACAAATACTGCGATGTATTTTTTAATATGCCGAGCGGGTACATCAACGCACTGGATGAAAGCGTAGCGGATGAAGATGTATTTTATTTTAAGGATCTGCTGGCATCGTTTGAACAGGATCGAACCAGAGCATATCAGCTTATGATGAACGGTGTATACAGTAAACGAAAATACCTCAAAGAGTATGAGGGATTTAATGATAAAGAGATTGATGAGATGTTTGCGGAGTGTGACGAAGAAAATGCAGGGGAGGACAAAGGCGGACTGTACGGGGAGGAATAAAGATGGTACTAAAAATAATCATGCTCTTATTTTGTGTTTCATTTATAGAAGAAATGGATAAGGCAAGGAAAAAGAAAAAAATATGTGACACAATTTACTGGGGATTTTTAATGGTAAGTGCGGCGATTGCAGTATGGGGGATGTAAATGAGGTACGACAGGACCGTTGGAAACGTAAATATAAGGCTTGATACAAGCAGAATTGACGGAAATCTTAGACGCGCACAGGATAAACTGGACATGCAGGTCTTGAATGACATGATTCCATATATGCCGTTTCAACAGGGATCTATGGTAGGAGCGACGAATATTGTTGAACCCGGATTGATTGAGACGAATGTGCCATATGCGCATTATCAGTATATGGGAGAATTGTATCTGACAGAGGATGGAAGATCATGGGCGCACAGCGGAGAAAAGAAATATCCAACTGGCAGGCCATTGCACTACGATGCGAACGGGCATCCGGAAGCTATGGCTCATTGGTTTGAGAGAGCGAAGGAAACGCATGGTCAGGAATGGGTCGATTTGGTTAAAAGAGAGGTAGGAAGAGGATAATGTTAACGCCGGATTATTTTTACGGAAAATCAGATAAACTGATAGAAATGTATCAGGAACTGGAAGATTGGATTATCAGTGATATAGCAATGCGTTTGATAAAATCCGGGGAAATGTCTGGCACTACTGATCGGGAACTTTGGAAACTCCAGCAGATGGGATTGCATCATACTGAAATTGTAAAAAGAATTTCAAAAATGACAGGAAAGAGCAGGGACGAAGTGCGGCGTTTATTGCGTGATAGTGTTATGACATCATTCTCTGATGATGCAGAGGTTTTAAAACGGCTTGGAGATATTCAAACGCCTTTACAAAATAATGCAGCTATCATGGCAATGAATGCCGAAATGATGAAAACATTCGGAGAATTGAATAATCTTACACGCACAACTATGTTGCAGACGCAGAGAGATTTACTCAATATGCTGAATGAGGTAGATTATCGTGTGGCATCTGGTATGCAGTCGTATAGCAGTGCAATATGTGAAGTGCTTGACAGATATGCACAGAGCGGCGTTGTGATTGATTATCCAACGGGTGCCAGGCGTTCTTTAGAAGCGGCAGTGCGTTGTTGTGTTGTTACTTCTATGAATCAGACGGCTGCTCAGGTAACTAATCAATACATAGCGCAAAAAGGAATAGAGTATGTTCTTGTATCGGCACATATGGGAGCACGGCATAGCAAAAAGTTCCCGGATGGAATACCATCACACGATCATTGGCAGGGAAAAGTATATAAAATCGTCGGGAGTGATAAAGACGCACCAAATCTGTTAGATGCAACCGGATACACCGTAGATCCAAAGACAGGACAGGGAAGAGTTGTAGATCCTCTTGGACTGCATGGATATAATTGCAGGCATTCCCATAAGCCGTGGGATAAGTCTCTGCGAAATCCTTATGTTGATGCAGATGGAAATCCTAAAATTAATGTGCACGAGAGCCAGGAATTGTATGAGAAACAACAGCAGCAGAGATCAATGGAGCGTGCTATTCGGCAGACCAAGCGCGAATTGCTGGCAAAACAGGCAGAGTTAAGCGGCATAGCAGAGACTGATGTAAAAGATATGTTGCAGCCACAATATGATAAACTTGCTTATAAACTGCGGATACAAAATCAAAAATATAAGCAATTCTGCGCGGATAATGGATTGCAGACACAGGCTGATAGAATCAAGGTTGCAGGATTCAAGAGGGCGCAGTCGGCAAAGGCGAACGGCAGGGCAATGGCTTATAGCAATTCTGTCAAAGTTCCGATGGAAAAAGCGAAGAATGTGGGTTATACTAAAAGAACAAAGAAAGAACTTGAGCAGACTGCACGACAGATAAAGGATGAGATAACGCAATACTCTGATAGACCGTCGAAATGGAGTGGGAATATTATTGTTGATAATTTAATGATGTCTGGTGGAACATTGGGGGCAAAAGAATGGTCCTGTGATATTTCTCTTATTGATACGGCTGACGATGGAACCATATGGCATGAAATGTTGCATTCGTGTTCTTGTAGTTATTATAGGCATGAGGTATATGATGCAAATGAATATATAGAAGAAACCAGTGTGGAATGGTTGAAACAGCAAATTTGTAAAGAAAAAAATATTGTAAATTCGTATGCTTATGAAGATAAAACAATTGTTCTGCAGTCATTAAATGATAGTTTTTTATTTGGTACAGATATGGAATTTGCAAAAGAATTATATAATGTACCGCTTCCAGAGCGCTATCAATGGTTAAAGAACAGGGTTGATGAATATTTGAAAAGAGCAGGTGCTTCAAATAAAGATTACGAGGATGTCATGAACTTTGTTGAAAGATTGAAAGGTGGCAGTAATGGCAGACATTAAAGGACTTTTAAAAACAATTCAAGAGTATAATAAAAAATATGTTATTACTGAAAATTCAAGTGAAGCAGATAAACTGATTGCAAAAATAAGAGAGAAAAAATATTCGAAAGAAGACTATTTTGAAACCGAAAAAGCGGTATCCGATTTTATGAAATCAGATGCATCCGAAGAAGATAAACAAAAAGTTCGTGGTTATACAGAGTCATTATATATGATGATATCTGCAATCAGAGATTATGGACTGGATATTTAGAGGTTATATATAACGGAATGAATAAAAGACAGGCACAGGCTGAGTATTTGAATTTATTAAATAAAAAACTTGATGAAGAAGAAAAAATTATAGAGGATGCAAAACGGAAAGGGATCTGGAAAGATGTTCTTGATTCAAACAGAGAACTTTTTAAAGAATTGGATACAGAATTTGCAAGAAAAATAGAGAAATTGAAAGCTAAAGGTCAAGGAGAGGGAGCATAGTGCTTCCTCTTTATTGCCTTCGTTGGTCATCAATATAGAGTATAGTAGTGCCATACGGTTCAATATATAATGTCTTGTCAATTCTGCGAACATAGTTTTCGTTGCCATCATTGCGGATTTGAATTTGATAGGATACTGTTGCGTTTTTACTGGTAAAAGATAAATCTCCTTTTTTAAAATCACCGTTTTGGTCAAAATATAATTTATAAAGATAAAAATCGCCATGATTACCATGAGAACTTAACCACAGATAAAATGGATATTTGCATTTCCGCATGGTCGAGGTATATGGGGTAAGTCTAAGATGGGAAACGGGAAGGTTACTCCCTATAGCAGGATTAGTGTCAATTTTATTTGGTAATAGGGTACCTTTAAAATATTTATAAAAAGGTTTGATAAGAGCATTAGCGTTATGAAGATATTCGTATGCTTTATCAAGATTATAGGTATCTAGGCAGATGCATGTGAAATGCTCATAAATGAATTGGTGTTTTAAATCGAAAGGTTTCATATCATAAATAGCCACGTCTTGATAGGTTATATTTAAGTTATTCTCTTTTTTGCGTGCTTCACGTTTATAATATTGCTCCATTTTAGGGTTTGGTGTATATGTGGATGTGGCAGCTATCTGAACAGATGCGACGGAATTTGTAGCGTCTGGAAGTTTGAATAAATCGAGTATTTTTTGCATTATTGACATTGGCGGATGCTCCTTTCTACTAAGAGATAAGAGTATTTTAGCATACTAAGAGCAGATGTGCATTATAAAGTCCCCCACTTACATAACGTAGGCGGGGATTTTTGTAAATAAGGTCTTGCTTAGTCAGAAGTGGTCTCTTTGCGTGTGGAAATGGTAATATCGTTTTTGGTTTTGGTAACAGTATTGTAAGTGGTAATTTCATCTTCCAGAACATGAGATAAAATATTATTAAATTGCTGTATGATGTATAATTTGTCTATTTCTTTAATTTGGTGCTGAGGGATAGGAGTTGCGTTATCTTTATTAAGAAAATTTTCCATATTACACCAATCGGCAGGGGTCCTTATTTTGTATAAAAGGATACTTTTTAATAGATGCTCAAATTCTGGTTGTATAATTATAAAATTCAAAATATCAGATAGGGAAATTCCATTGTATTTATCTATTATTAATGGAAGTTGCTTTAATTTTTGGATTGCTTCATCTGAAAGATTTAATTGGTCGCATATAGTTCTGTTTTCTGATGATTTAGAATTAGTAATTCCTATTAGGTAATCTGTTGTTACATTAAAATAATTTGCAATTCGTATTAGTGTTTCATAACTCGGTTGTTGATCGCCACGTTCGTATTTGCTTAGAGAGGAATAGGATATATTCAAGTCATTAGCAACATCACGTAATGATTTGTGCATTTCAGTGCGCAATTCTTTTATTCTAATCATATATGTGTACCTCCTAGAAACATAATAACATAAATTGGATAAATTGTAAAAATATATATTGACAAAGCATTGATTGGAAAATATAATAATGAATGTGTTCTGATAGTAAACACGAAAGGAGATGAGTAGAAGTGAAAAGAGTAATAATTGAACTCGATGAAGAGTTTCACAAGCAGTTAAAAATCTTTTGTTTCACGAATGGTATTACGCTGAAAGATTATATTACTGGTTGCGTAAAAAGGGATTTGGAAGCAAAAAAAGAGCAAACACGATAACTTTGGCGAGTGCGTGTTTGCTCGAATGGAACCTATTAACCATAGGAATTTCCTATTCGCATTATAGGGGATTCCGCCAGTTTTTGCAAGGAGGAATTGCAAAATGCAGAATGAAATAGTGGAAATTAACTCAAAAGAAGTTGTAGTTAAGGAATTTAGAGGTCAGCGTGTAATAACATTTAAAGATATTGACCGGGTGCATGAAAGACCAGATGGAACAGCAAGAAGAAACTTTAATATCAACAAAAATCATTTTATTTTAGGAGAAGATTACTTCGTACGAAATTCGTTCGAAGCAAAAGAAGAATTTGGTGTGACGGCTCCGAATGGTATGTATCTTATCACAGAACAGGGCTATCTTATGTTGGTAAAGTCCTTTACGGATGACTTGGCATGGACTGTTCAGAGACAGTTGGTAAATAATTATTTTAAACAGCAGACAGTACATTCCATTACATATCAGTACCCAGTATCCCCGGCGGCACTGGAAAGCGCAACAAATGCTGGTCGTTTATTTGAACGCATAATGAAATCAGAGGGTGCGTGTCCACATGAGATTGCTATGGTGGTTAAATCAATATTCAATCAGGCAGGAATTGAAGTCAGAGAGCAGTTTGTTAAAATTCCGGCATATGAGCAATTAGCACTGGATATTATCACACGGTAGGGGGGGTGCACTATGGCAAGAATAAAAGATACTATGAAAGTGATAAGCGATACAAGAGGTAAAATTGATAAAAATTATGATATGTTTGCGTCAAATATTATACATATCAGTAATGCGAGTGCAAATACATATGAAGCAATTAATAATGCTTTTTTCTTTGGATACGCACAGGGGCAAAAGGCAGCCAAAGCAAAAAGGCGAAATGTGTAAAGTATGGTGGTGCTTAGAGAACTTGGAAACAGACTCTTTTTCTTTGCTTAAAAATGGCACAAATCTATTCCACACTCATGATAAAATAATATTAACAAATAAATAAGCACCGGACGGAACGTAGGAAGCCGTCCGCTACCCTAGAAAAATTATAGGATGTTGTTAAGGCACGTCCTGTTTTTGGGCGTGCTTTTTTCTTTGTATTTTGCCAGCTATGGAGTAAATAGCAACTCATTCGCGCCGGACTGACCGGAGTAAAAACTTGGAAAGAAAGAGGTAAGGAACATGGTAAAAGTAATCAGCGAATTGGAGAAGATTGGTCTGTCACTGACAGATGAGCAGAAAGAATCCATCAAAAAGAGTATGGGCGAGGAATTATATTCTAAGCAGGAATTGGACAAGAAACTTTCCAAAACGCAGGAACTCGAAGAAAAAAATAAGGAACTTGTAGGAAAGCAGGAAACTCTTGAAAAGGAATTACAGACTATGAGAGATTCCGCACCGGATGCAGATGCACTGAATCAGAAGATTGCAGAACTGACGACCACACTGGAAACAGAACGTAAGGAGCGCGCAGAGAAAGACGAAAGGGCAAGACTCGACAGCCTTGTGACAGATTTCTTTGCAGACAAGCATTTTGTTAATGCTATCACAGCAGACGCGATCAAAGCGCAGCTGGTCGACAAACTTAACTCTGATGAAGCACGCGGAAAAAGTATTTCAGATCTGTTTGACGCCATTGTCAAGGATGATAAAGGCAATTATAAACCGGACATTCTCATTGATGATAAGACATTCCAGGCGCAGCAGAACCGCAGCCAGATTGTTGGAAATCCAATTAATCAGCCGGATGGGGCAAAACTTTCTATGGCTGAACTTATGAAACTCAAAAACAAAAACCCGGATATGGATATTACGCCATATCTGAACAGAAAGAAGGAGAAATAACACATGGCATTATTTGATTTGGTAAATTTCAATGGTGAAGTATTTGATGCGGCAGTGCGCGAGACTCCGAATATGCGTTTAAATGAACTGCTTCATTGCGGCGCGATCGTAGAGCGTGGCGAGTATGCACCTTTATTGCCGGACCAGAAGGGCGGTAACTTTATCACAACTCTGATTAAGGCGCGTTTATCTGGCAAGACCGTAAATTATGACGGCAAGACAGACATTACAGCAGAAGAGCGCGGCAATTACACTATGGGGCGCATCGTTGTCGGCAGGGCACAGGGATGGACAGAGAAAGATTTTGTATCTGACATTTCGGGGGATGATTATTCCGCAGCAGCCGGAGAGGTCGCAGAGTTCTGGGACGATGTAGATCAGGATACGCTTCTTAGCATTCTTAAAGGTGTGTTCTCTATGAGTACCGGAGAGGGTAAGAAGTTCGTAGATGCGCACACCTACGATATTACTGCAGAAACAGAAAATACTTTCGGACCTACAACCCTTAACAATGCAATGCAGAAAGCACTGGGAGATAAGAAAGCAAACTTCTCACTTGCAATCATGCATTCTGTGGTCGCTACAAATCTGGAGAATCTTAAGCTGCTGGATTACATGAAATATACAGATGCCGATGGTATCGAACGTGATCTGGGGCTTGCTACCTTAAACGGCAGGATCGTACTTATTGACGATACGATGCCGGCTGTGGAAGTTGCAGAATCTTCTAAGGGTGCGGGGGATGGATATACAAAATATACCACCTATGTTCTTGGCAACGGAGCAATCGAGTACACAAACTGCGGTGTAAAGGTTGCATCTGAAATGGATCGTAATCCGGCGAAGAATGGTGGAGAGACAACATTGTATACCAGACAGAGAAAAGTATTTGCTCCATACGGTATTTCGTGGAAGAACACAGGTGTGATCTCTCCGACTGGTGCACAGTTGGAGACAGGGGCAAACTGGGAAATTGCACAGAACAACTCTTCTGATAAGCCAGATTACTTCCCGGCAAGAGCAATTAACATTGCGCAGATTATTACCAGGGGGTAAGAAAAAGGGGGATTTCTGATGGGATACACCACATATGACTTCTACAAAGAAAAATATTATGGGGATTCTATCGGGGAATCCCTTTTCCCCAAGTGGGAAGATCGTGCATCTGGCAAGTTGAATCAGTTGACCTATGGACACATCAACGATGATACCCGAACAGAATTTGACGAACGGATTCAGAAAGCCACCTGTGCACTTGCAGATCTGCTCTATCAGATAGATTTCAAGACCAGTCATGCCAGTGATGAAAAAGGCGGCAATGTCAAGTCAATGTCTTCTGGTGGGCGGTCAATCAGCTTTGGTACAAATGAGACACTTATTGATAAGGTGCTGGGGGATAAGGTAGCACAGAACCGGTTGTGTTATGACACGGTGTGTGAATACTTATCCGGCACCGGATTGTTATACGCGGGGGTGTGATGATGCTTTTGAAAAGATTATTCTGCAAACACAAGATGGTGCCGTATGGATATGTTGATGTGCATATTGGTGGAAATCATTACCGGCGCAAACATATTTGGAAGTGCGTTAAATGCGGTAAGGAGCGTGGCTTGTAATGGGATTCTTTGATAACAAGACTGTCACACTATTCAACCGCTCATTTAATGCAGAAACCGAGGAAGAAACATATTACCCGACATTGCTTGAGGGTGTCGACCTTGTGGAAACCAAGGGCGCGAACGTCTCCAAGAGTGGTATGGACAGTGCAGATGCGGCAAAGCTGTTTGTATGTATTGGTGATGTCAACAAAACATACATGGAGCCGAAAGCGTGGGATGCACTGACGGAGGATGAAAAGAAGAATTACATCACATTTCATTCCACGGAAGATTTTTTTGTTAAGGGAGATCAGGCAGCCGTTGATCTGCCGGAAACGGACGCTTACGAATGGATGCGAAACAATTTTGATGATGTCTATAAGGTAACGAACATCGACAAATATGAGGATATTCTTCCTCATTTTGAAGTAGGAGGCGTATAAATGGCAGAACCAGAAAAACTTACCATCCGGGATGCAGAGAACGCACAGAAAGGCATTCTTGCACTTGCTCTGGCATACCCGGACTATCCCAAGCTGTTTAAGGCTGACAATACGACGATAAGATGGAACTCCATCAAGGCGGATAGATCTATTGGATTATTCCCCATACAGGGGGCAGTATATCTGAAAAAGTATGTCAGTGGCAGCTATGTGGCGCAGATGCCTTTTCAGATACTTTATAAGTGTTCACCGACTACCAACAGGGCGAGCATTGAAGCACAGGAGATGTTGAATAACCTTGCGGCATGGATGGAAGAGAGCGGAATTGAGTTTAAAGATCCACATCTGACATTACAGTCAATTACGAGGACATCCCCGGTATATGGTGGCGAACAGGATGAAAAAACGGTTGTGTATGCCATTAATATACAACTGAAGTATTTTTACAAAAAATAACAGGAGGAAGATACATGAAAACGAACTTACAGTTTTTCGCCGAAGATCGTACCAACATGGTGTCATTACTTGATATTGGTACTCTCATCGGCAGTACAGCCAAGATCGTAGAGATGGGCGATGGCTACAAAGAGATCACAGAGGACTGGGGACCGAATACAGAGTCAACCCAGTACGTCAACATGAAAAACGCAAATAACACGGTAAAGGGATACGAGTTTTCGACAACGCCGGAGCGTGATTACATGTCTGATGATATGCAGACTGCAATCGACACGATGTTCAAAATGTTCCCGACGGGAAAGCAGTGTGAGACATATTATTACAGATATTACAAAACAGACATCACAAAAAATACAGGCGATTGCATCCGCGTCCCGGTTACGGTGTGCCCGTCAAGCACAGGCGGCTCCGGCGGCGATACGCTGACATCTTCGATTCAGATCAACGGAAATGGTGCGGTAGAACTTGGAACGATCACGATCGCCGGTGATGGCACATTTACATGGGCGGCGAAAGCGTCCGGTACATCAGGAAAATAATAAACGGTGTTAATCAAAAATTAGCATAATCGGGTGGGTTCCTTTAAGTCCTGCCCGATTTCTGAAAGGATGGTAATTCCATGGAAGAATTAGTATTAGACAGTGGTGTCAGAAAAATCGCAATTAAAAATGAGGACGGGGATGTCATTACCGTGTTGAGTATCAATGTCGCAGATGCCGACACAGCCGAGCAATTCAGACAGGTCATCAACAAACTGGAAAGAATCTCCGAGAACTGTGAGAAAGAGGCGGCAGCATGGAAGAAAGAACATGCACAGGATGAGGTAGATTCTGACAACGTTGATGTTGAGTCGGTTTTACAGGCAAACAGAATCCGGGTGAAGTACCTGAAACAGATCGCAGCAGAGATCGACGGTCTGTTCGGGGAAGACACAGTAAAAAACGTGTATGGAGATTTCACGCCGGATGAGACAGCACTGGTGGAATTTGTCGAGAAGATCATCCCGGTCATGAATAAACTCTTCGGCAAGCGTTACGAGATGACCAGAAAACGCTATAACTCCGGCAGAAAAGGAGCGCGAGTATGATTAACGTCATGCTCGATCCGCTGCCTGAGGAATGGAACGGGTACAAGGTCAATACGTCATTTCGTATCGGCATACAGGTATTCCTTGTGCAGTATGACAAAGAACTGAATGAGTATGAGAAGAGTGATGCACTGATCTATCTGCTGTTCGACGAACGGGAGCACCCGGACGGGGATGATCTTCGCCAGTGTGTGGAGTGGTTTCTAAATGGCTGGTTCCATGACAAACCGGGATCGTCAAAAGATAACCGCAGGCTGGTAGATTACGACATTGACCAGTGGCGTATCTATGCAGACTTCCGGCAGATATATGGGATCGATCTCTCCTTGGATGAAATGCACTGGTGGATGTTCAATGGTCTGCTCTGGAATATGCCTTATAAACAGTCATCATTCCAACAGGTTATAGAGATCCGCAGGAAGAAAATCACATCCAAGATGGGAAAAGAAGAGAGACAGGCGATCAAGGAGGCACAGGAAATGTATGCCTTAGAACAGCCGGAAGAAAAGAAAGAGTATACCGAGGATGAAAAAGCAAAGATTGACGAATACGATCAGATGATGGCAGAAATCAGAGCAAAGAAGAAAGCAGAGCAAAGAAGAAAGCAGAAAAGGAACTGGGATTAGTTTAGGGAGTGAGGATTGCATATGGCTGGTGGATATGATGGAGAAATCAGAATAAGGACATTAATTGAAAATGGAGATGCATCCAGCAGTCTGTTGCAGTTGGAGTCACGGTTTCAGAAACTGACGCGGGAATCACAGCGTCTTACCGATCAGATGCGGCAGATGGAACAGATGAGGATTCCGACAGAAGAGTATCAGCAAGTACAAGATCAGCTTAATAAAGACAATACAGCTTTAGATAAATTATTAGAGCGTATGGAACGTTTTAAAGCTGTTGGCGGTAAAACAGATAGTCGTACATTTAAAAATATGCAGTATGACGCAGAACAATTATCGGAATCGATACGGTATGCCAACGGAGAGTTGCAGGCAATGAGAAATACCGGTACTGCCTATGTTGATCCCAAAAGCACAACAGAATATCAGCAGAAAGCAGAGCGTTTACGAGAAGTAAATAGCCAGATGGAGATTTTGAACCAGCGGATGAATGAGGCGGCAGACAGAGAAGCCAGAACCGGAAATACGGGTGAGCAGAGTCTTAGCAAAACACAAAAAGCTGCTGAAAAGGCAAAGACAGCGATTGCCGGCATGATTCCGACGGTCGGAAAAGTAAAAAGTGCTTTATCTTCGGTTGGGAGTGCTGCAAAAAGAGTTTTCAATAGTATTTTTAATCATACCAAGAAATCAGGCGGAATGATTGAAAAATTTGGTAAACGAGTAAAGAAAATTGCTCTAACAATATTGGTGTTTCAGTGGGTTTCAAAAGCGTTCCGGGCAATGATTGATAGTATTAAGTCAGGAATCCAGAATTACGCAAAGTATTCCGGCGATTTCAATCAGAAAATGTCAGAACTTAAATCATCGGCAACGAATTTAAAAAATGCTATCGGCGCAGCAGCAGTCCCAATTGTCAGTGCACTGGCACCAGCTTTAACAACGCTTTGCAACTGGCTTGCCCAAGCAATCAATCTCTTTAATCAGTTGTTTTCTGCACTTTCCGGGAAAGGTACATGGAGCAAGGCGAAGAATCAGCAGGTAGACTATGCGAAATCCTTAAATGGTACTGCGAATGCTGCCAAGAAAGCAAAAGGTGCATTGCAGGGATTTGATGAGTTGAATGTAATCAGCTCGAATGATTCTGGCAGTGGCGGCGGTGGAAGCGGAACCACAGGAGTGTCATATGAAGAGATGCCGATATCAGACAGTATTAAAAAGATAAAGGATATATTGGCTGGTGAGGATTGGACAGAACTTGGAAAAATCATTGCGGATAAGCTCAACAGCGCAATGAAAAGTATTCCGTGGGATTCCATCCAGGCAGAAGCGGAAAAGACTGGAAAACGAATCGGAACGCTGATAAATGGATTTGTAAGTGATTTTGACTGGAACTTATTAGGATATACACTTGCACAAGGAATTAATACAGCACTTATATTTTTGAATACATTCTTAGAAACAGTTGACTGGACAAAACTGGGATCTGGACTGGCTACTGGAATAAATGGTTTGGTAGATAATTTGGATTGGAGTCTGCTGGGGACAACAATCAGTAATGGCTTGAATGCGGCTATTGATACAGCATATGGATTTGTTTCGACTCTTGATTGGGGAAAAATGGGACAAAGCGTAGGACAGGCATTGTCAAATGCAATTCAGAATATTAAGTGGACGGAGTTTGGAGAAACAATCGGAACTGCGGTCACAGGGTTGATTACATTTTTGGATGAAACAATAAAAAATACAGACTGGAAATCCCTGGGACAGGGCATTGTTGATGCCATTGGTGGATTTTTCGAAACGCTTGACTGGGGAGTTATTGGAGATACATTATCAAGCGCGCTGGCGGGATTATGTGATTTTCTTAGTGGCGTAATTGATGAGATCGATTGGAGTGGGATACCAACATACATAGCGCAAAGCATAGCGGATTTATTGAAAGGATTTGACTGGGCGAGTGCAATGGAGAGTGTTGCAGAACTTCTTTTCCAGGCATTAAAGGCCGCTATTGAGTTACAGGATAGTATTTGGGACTTGCTCGAAAGCGCTTGGGATAATGTAAAGGATTACTTCAATGACTACATTAAAGAGGCTGGCGGAAATGTAATCGAGGGACTCTATAACGGAATACTGGATGCATTGAAAAATGTTGGAACATGGATTGTAGAAAATATTTTTAACCCATTTATCGAAGGATTCAAGAATGCTTTTGGCATCCATTCCCCATCGACTGTAATGGCAGAAATGGGCGATTATATCATCGAGGGACTTAAAGTTGGATTGACAGGTATGTGGGAAAGAGTGAGTGATATCATTGAAAAATTCAAAGATAATACGAAAAAATCATTTACGGATGTAAAAGACAATGTCATTACCACACTTAATAATATGAAAGAAAAGGTGGAGAATATTTTTAAAAATATGTGGGGCGGAGTCAAAAATATTATCAATACAATGCTTGGCGGCGTAGAGAAAATGGCGAATGGAATGATAAACGGTTTAAACACGATGATAGGTGCTTTGAACGGACTGCAATGGGATATTCCTGATTGGGTACCAATCATAGGTGGAAATAAGTTCGGGTTAAGCATTCCGACAATCAGCAATGTTTCCATCCCACGTCTTGCCAATGGTGGTATCACAACCGGCAGCACTCTCGCAAACATCGGAGAAGCAGGACGCGAAGCAGTACTTCCGCTCGAAAATAACCTGTCTTACATGAAACCGCTTGCAGAAATGATCGCAAGTGAGATGAAAGGCGTGCAGACGGTGCGGATCGTAGCGGACGAAGGAAAGATTTTTAAAATTGTACGGGAAGAGGCAAACGACTATTACCGGAGAACCGGAAACCCGGCATTTGATTTATAGGAGAAGTGAGAAATGGCATACAGCGGTTTTTTAATAAAAGTAGGCAATTACACAGTTCCTTTCCGGTACATAGAAGCAAAGAAATATAAATGCGGTATCAAGGGGCAGGATCTTGATTCTTACCGGGATGCGAACGGGATACTGCACCGGGAGGCATTGAGCAACGTCTCGATTAAAACAGAATGGGAAACGCCGGGAGATATAGATGAGAAAGCATTGCGTGCACTGATGGATAACATCAGATCCCAATATTCCCATGCAATCGAAAAGAAATCGCTTGTTACCGCATGGATGCCGGAAATCGGCAATTATGTAACGATGGACTGCTATATGCCCGACGTGGAGTATCAGATAGATTATGCAGATGAATGGACGGTCCAGTATGGATCATTCCGGCTGGCATTTATCGGATATGGAGGTGTAATTGGATGATTGATTTTAAATATGCTGATTTATTTAAACAGAATAGCGTTGATGTCCAGCTTGAGATTATTTCCGATGATGAGAAAATCCATATCACAAATACGGAATTTCATGAGGAAGAGTTTGAATTAACAGAAAGCCTGTGTTCACAGTCTGAATTGACTTTTGGTGCTGTCGAAGCCGGATCTGTAAAATTTAAGGTATCAAATATTTTTCTTCCAATGAAAGGGAGATGGATGACCGTCAAGATGATAATTGGCGGGCACACAGATCAACCCTTTTTGATAGGAAGATTCAAAGGTTATTCCGATACACCGACTGCTGACAGAAAATACCGAGATGTAGTGGCATATGATGCCCTTTATGACATTTTAAATGCAGATGTGGCAGCATGGTATAACACTGTCTTTCCAT